TATACCGAATGCTTAGCAGCTTGTGCGCGCCAGGGACTTTCGACCGAAGTCGCCTCTGCCGCTTGCAACCCTTTGAGCTCAACCTGAAGCCAGAGCAGACGTAAGCTCAAGTCCAGGCACCGTTCTTCATCGTCGCAGCCATCGTCCAACGGTAGGGCATCAGCCTTTCAAGCTGATGATCTCGGGTATCGGCTACTTGGAGTAGCAAGGCTAACCCTGTATTAACCACTGTTCTGTACCTCACCGTATGGGAGGGACCTATGAACCAAGCTGAGATTGAACGTGCCGGCGAGTGGCAGGCGATCAGTACCGCAGATGCTCATCTTGCTAAGTACGGCCGACTACGCTGCGCAAGTTGCCACGGCCAGGTCTATGCCATGGGTAACTATTTGCCTGGAGGCCGCGCTCGCTTCACCCATCGACGGTCCTTTCCAGGTTGCGGTGGCAGCGCGGCCGGTACCCCGCACCGGCACCCTAACCCAGTGATCTAGCTATCCGGTCGCCTGCTTCCATCTTCTTGCCAACCACGGCATGATCTCGGCTGGTCGCGCCTTCGACTTTGCATAGGGATACGGAACGTAGATCCCGTCGCGCAGCAGCGGCCAAGCTTGGTGCCAAGGCATCACGTCAGTATGGTTCGCGCGCCAGTGCGAGGCCATGACGCCAGACAAAGAGCCTTCGACGCGCTCGCCGCACTCAGGGCAGGTTATGGCGGGTGTCTGTGAGCGGTCTCGAAAGTACATGCGCACGCGATGGCGCACTGAACTTGCCCGCACATGAACATCAGGGCTGGTCGTCTGCGGGGCGAAGCAGACTCGCGGTGAGCTGATCGACACTGCCGTAGGTTAGGATATTCAGTATGCAGCGCTTCGGCATGCGGGCATTCGCCGTGCTCTTCTAGCTCGCGCTCGACGCCCTGCTGATGTGGGTGCTGCTATCCGCGGCGATCTCGTTCGTCTGCCTCGACTGGGTGGCTATCCATGCGACTGGACTGGGCAGGGGCACATGGCTAGTGTTCACGCTGCTCGATGCGAAGGGCTCAATCGCTAAGGCAATCGCCATTGTCGATCGCCGTACGTCGAAGCCGGCCAATGCCCAGCCGCCCGCCACCGCTTAAGCAGCGCCCTCGACAGAAGGCTTGGTCGACCACACGCAAGAGCAGGCAAGCGCGCGGATACGGGCGCGAGCATGAGCTGATGCGGGCGCAGGTACTGGCCGAGGAGCCGCTCTGCCGACCATGTGCCAAGCAAGGGCGAGTGACCAGGGCGACTATCGCCGACCACGTCATCCCGAAAGCCGAAGGCGGAACGGATGACCGCGACAACTACCAGCCCATCTGCGACCCCTGCCATGTGGTGAAGACCGCGGCGGAGTCGAAGCGGGCCCGAGTAAGGAACCTGTGATGGCCGTTGCTGAACTATCGATCCAACAGGCGTTGCGGCAGGTGACGCTCGACATGGTTGTCGATGGCCGGCAGGCAGCGATCCGCATCCGTGTTGGCGCCTGGCTGATCAAGCTGGCTGCACGGGTCAAGGGCTGCCAAGTCGAGGTGACCACGGAGCCGACCAAGCCGAACGAGCCAAGCGAGTGGCTGGTGCTTGAAGAGGGGGAGAAGGCGCCTTGGGAAGTGAGCAAGTCCGCCTTCCATTCAGCCTCCCAACTCGAAACCTGAACAGGGGGAGGGTGGGTCAAAAGTCAGACGGCATCGAGCCGTAGGACCGACACGTACCTCTTTTTTCGCACGTGCAGATTAAACACTTGGGCCGAATTGAATGTTGGAGGGCCATATGAAGCGAGGCCCGAAGGCTGAAACCCCCTCGGCAAAGCTGGCGCGCGGCACCTTTCAGCCGGTGCGTGACGGCGGAAAGACCGAGATCATCGTCCCCGGAGACCCTCCAATCCGTCCCGACTACCTCACAGCCGACGCAATCGACGTCTGGCAGGAAGTTCTGGGGCGCGTGATGGCCGCCGGTGTCACCGAAGTCGATAGCGCGCTGCTCGCGCGGTACTGCTCGCTCGAAGCGCTGGTGCGCAAGGCCTTCAAGGCCGACGAGGAGCCGCCGCCGGCCGCGTACCTGACAGTCCTGCGCCAGTGCGAAGAATTGCTGCGCATCGCCGGGCCGAAGAGCCGGGTGGGAAGCGGAGGCGGCAACGATGGCGGCAAGCCGGGCAACCCGTTCAAGCGCAACGGACACGGGTCACGCTAAGGACTACGCGTCGATCGCGCTGGCGTACGCGAAGGCGGCAGCCGGCGATAAGAAGCAAAAACGACACTGCAAATGGGTCCGATTGGCCGCTCAGCGCCACCTCGACGACCTGAAACGGGCAAAAACCAAGGCCTGGGGGCTACTATTTCGACCCCTGGCACGCCAACGATGTGTGCGATTTCGCTGAGAAACTGCCTCACGTCGAGGGTGTTTGGGACACGCCGACGGTCACGCTCGAACCATTTCAGGTGTTTGTGCTCGCGATGGTCTTTGGTTGGCGCCGTCATGAGACTGGCGGGCGTTGCTTCACCTCGGTTTATGAAGAGGTAGCGCGCAAGAATGCCAAGTCGACGAAGACCGCACTGGTGTCGCTCTACTGCTTGAACTGCGAAGACGAGCCCGGGCCGCAAGTTCTGACCGCCGCGACGACGTTCGACCAGGCTCGAAAAGTTTTCAACCCCGCCAAGCGGATCGTCGAGAAGACGCCAGCCCTTCAAGAAGCATTCGCGCTGAAAGCTTAGGCCAAGTCGATCACCTGCGACGAAAACAGCGGGTACCTCCAGCCGATGCACTCGAAGGCCGCCAGCCAGGACGGGCACAACCCGCATCTGGTCACGATGGACGAATTGCACGCGCACAAGGACCGCGGCATCTTCGACGTGATGAACTCGGCATTCGGAGCGCGCCGCAATCCGCTGATGTGGATCATCACGACGGCGGGTTTCAATCTGCACGGCGTCTGCTTCGAGCAGCGGACGTTCGCCACCAAGGTGCTGGACCGCACTGTCGTCGCTGAGCATCTCTTCGCTGTGATTTTCACGCTCGATCGCGCCGAAGATTATGGGGGATGATCGCAAGATTGGCGATGATCCTTACGACTCTACCAAGTGGATCAAAGCCAATCCACTCATGGAAGCATCCCGACCGCTACGCGATGAAGTCGCAAAGCGGGCTATCGATGCGAAAGCGAACCCTGCGGCGGAAGGCGAGTTCAAGACCAAGCACCTGAACATGTGGCTGGGCGCCGCATCGGCCTGGCTGAACGTGACGCAGTGGCTGCTCTGCTCCGACGACACGCTAACGCTAGACGACTTCGTCGGGCTCGACTGCTACATTGGCGCTGACCTTTCGAACGTGGACGATCTTTCCGCGCTGGTGCTGGCTGCTGAGAAGCCCGACGGCCAGCTGCTGGTGAAGACGTGGTTCTACGTGCGGGAAAAGCGGCTCGAAAACGTCGACAACTCGCTCAAGCAGGTCACGGCACTGTACAAGCAATGGGTCGCAGAGGGGGCGCTGACTGCGACCCCGGGCGACTTCATCGACCACCGCGTCATTGAGCAGCAGATCCGGGATCTGAAGGATGCGCTGGCTGTGCACCGGGTTACCTTTGACCAGTGGAACAGCGGCCTCGCGATGGCATCTCGTCTGAACGAGGATCTCGACGACGGCACCGGCTTCGCAGTGCAGTTCAACAAGAACGCGAAGAACGCCACCGACCCGGCCAAGGCCATCGAGGCCCGCGTCAAGGCTGGCCCATCCCGCCTCCGTCACGACGGCAATCCGGTCATGAAGTGGATGGTCGGCAACGCGGTGGTCGAGCGAAAAACGAATGGCAGCATCCTTCCCAAGAAGGAAACCACCAACAGTCCGAACAAGATCGACGGGGTAGACGGCATGATCAACGCGACCGCCCCGATGCTGCAGCCCGACAATGATGACGGCTCGATCGATGACTTCATTGCGCAGCACAAGAAGGCTGCCGCCTGATGGGTATTGGCACCTGGGTCGGATCCACGGTGAAGTGGATCGCCACCGGCGAGAGCGGCAAGCTGAGTGGCGCGCCGCAGGACGAGCCCACGCGTCGCGCGATCGAATACGGGTCCGGCGTCGACAGTGCCGGCCAGGTGGTGAACCACAAGACCACGCTTGGTCTGCCTGCCGCCTGGGCGTGCGTCCGCCTGAAGTCCGGCGTCGTCGGCTCCATGGGTATGGGCGTGTTCGAGAAGGCGGCCGACGGCAGCCGCAAGGCGCGCTCGGATCACTGGCTGTACGACCTGGTGCACGAGGAGCCGAACCGCGATCAAACCGCGGCCGAGTTCTGGTCCGGCCAGGTCGCCGCGATGGATCTATGGGGCAATGCCTACGCGGAGAAGGAGACGCTGGGCTCGCGCGTTACCGCCCTCACGCCGCTGCCGCCGCACCTGATGCAGGTGGCGCGCAACCGCAGCAATGAGCGGGTCTATCTCTTCAGCGACCGCGGCAAGACCGAGGAGTTGCCGAGCGACAAGGTGTTCCATCTGCGCGGGCTCACGCTGGGTGGCGACGTTGGGCTGTCAGCGATCGAGTACGGCCGGCGCACGCTCGGCGGCGCCATGGCTGCGAACAAGACTGCCGCCGATACCTTCCGCAGCGGCCTGCAGATGGCTGGCTTCATGGAGACCGGTCAGACGAAGATGAGCCCAGAGCAGCGCGCTGACTTGGCCAAGATTTTCGACGCCTTCGTCGGCGAAGCCATGCGCGGCCGGGTTGTGCCGCTGGAGAAAGACTTCAAGTTCGCGCCGCTCAAGATGAACCCGGCCGAGGTTCAGCTGCTCGAGTCCCGGGCTTGGGATCTCCGGCGTCGATTTGCCTATGCCGATGTTCGCTCGTGAGTACAACGCGTACGTCCATGTGAACGATCAGAAGTGGAAAATCACCGAGCCATCACAGGGTTCATTCTACTATACGGCTGCCGATGCAACCGACGCTATGGTGCGGGCCGTGGCACCGACCGCCAAGCGCGCTTTGCACATGATTTTTGGGTGGTACAACTACCATCTACCCTGGGCGACGAGCGCGCTTACGCCCGCCACGCTGGGCCAGATGATCACGGATCGCGTCAACTCACTCGCGGCGAAGTATCCGAACGATCCATTTTACCGCATCGATGTCGTCAATGAGCTGACCGACGAACCGACCAGCAACCCACAAAGCTATGCTGCCGACCGCGGCCTCCGCACGGTCGCCAATGCGTTCTATACAGCTGGCCTGGCGCGCGATCCGACCGACCGCATGAAGTGGATCCGAGACGCTTTCTCCGCGGTGCGATCTGCATTTCCGACTGCGCGTCTGACCTGGCTCGACAACGAACTGGAGGCCAACTTTCCGCCCGACACCTTCGATGGCTCTGCGATCCCTGGTGGCGGCAATGCTGTCTATACTGACGGCCGACGCAACCCGCTTCTCCAGCGGGCCAATCGCCTGCGCTATGAGATCTGGGACGCAAGGTCAAAGGGTGCCCCGGTCGATGCGGTCGGCTTCCAGCTTCACATCAGCCCGATGGCACCGCCGAACTTCAGCGACCTGCGCGCAATGCTGTGGGATTACAATCGGTGGGGCATCGTCCCGGTCATCACTGAGCTAAACATGCCGCGCCT